AAACGACTGATTTATGGCCCTCCGCAAGAAGATTAAGACCGTCAGCCTGCGTCCTAAGCAGCCGAAGGCCACGCCTGCCGCCCCTCCGCCGCAGGCTTCCTACGGCGATTGGCAGAGCATCGGCGTGACGCGTGCCCGCCGTTCGGCCTACGGCGCTGAACCGCGTGACCTTCGCCGCGACCTGACGCCTTACGACCGCCTCACGATGATGCGGAAGTGCCGCTGGGCGGAACGCAACTCGGGCCTGTTCAAGCAAATCCTTGCGGATATGTGCCTCTACACCGTGGGCGATGGCATCAAGCCCCAGTCCCACGCGAGCACCCCGGAGATGCAGGAACGCTACGAGGCTTACTTCGCGGAGAAGGCCAAGCGCATCGACATCACGAACCGCTTCTCATTTTACCAGGCTCAGTCCATCCTCTTGCGTGGCATGATCCGCGACGGTGACTCGTTCGCCGCCAAGGTCCGCAACGGCGCCGGCGAGGCCAAGATTCAGCTGATGGAAGCCCACCGCGTCGGCGACCCTCTCGAGGGCAAGGTGCCCGAAGGGATGCACGACGGCATCCAGTTCGGTCCGTATGGCGAATACATCGCCGTAAACATCTACCGCTCCGACGGCTCGTCCCGCCAGATTCTGGCTCAGTCCATGATGATGGTCGTCGACCAGGAGTATGCATCCGGCGCCCGTGGCGTCCCCCTGCTCCAGCACTCCATCAACTCCATCCAGGACGAGATGGAAATCCTCGCCCTCGAGAAGCAGGCCGTGAAGGACAACGGCGACGTGACCCGCATCATCAAGAAGAACGGCGGAGTCTTGGACGGCGACATGGCCGGCGAACTCGGCGCGGTCGTCAACGGCTCCTACGCCAACCTCGCCAACACGATGGGCGGCAAACTCATCGCCCTTGAGCCTGGGGAGGACATGACGTCCTTCCAGAGCAACCGACCCAACGCCACCTTCACCGGCTTCCTGTCGGCCCTCGAGCGCGACATCAGCATGGGCGTGCTCCCTTACGAGTTCGTCAGCGACTCCTCCAAGCTCGGCGGCGCTACCGTCCGCCTGATCACCGCCAAGGCTGGCCGCGTGTTCGGCAAGTATCAGAGCATCATCATCGAGAACTTCTGCGTCCCGACTTGGGGCTACATCATCGGGCAGGGCATCGCCGCCGGCGAACTCCCCGACGACCCGCAGTGGAACCAAGTCTCCTGGACGACCCCGAAGTCCGTCACCGTCGACGCTGGCCGCGAAGCCGCGAATGACCGGGCCGACGTCGAGATGGGCCTGCTCTCCATGTCCGAACTCTACGCCCAGCGCGGCCTAGACTTCCGCTCCGAGATGGCGAAGCGAGCCTCCGACATGGTCCACATCAAGGACTTGGCGGCTCAGTACGGCATCCCCTTCGAGCTGCTCTTCCGTCCGTCCAACACCCCGGTCGGCACGATTGGCGGAGACGTCATGGAAGGCCCGGAGGCCGAAGGCGAAGACGAGCCCGCCGATCAGGAAGAACCTGAAGAGCTCGACCAACCCAACTCTTAATCTTATGCCCCGATTCCTACTCAATGGCTTGTCTGGCCGGGAAGCCCTCCTCATCGACCCGGCTCGCGCTAAAGACCATGCCGCTCTGGCCGATAAGTTCGGCTTCACGGATATGCTCGCCCAGCTCTTCGGCGTGGCACCTAAGCCTTACGTCGTCGACGGCATCGGGATCGTGCCAGTGGTGGGTATCATTTCCAAGGGTGCTTCCCCACTCGAGAAGATGATGGGAGTCGCTGACATTAACGACATCTCCGAAGCCCTTGACGCTTTCGCTTCTGACCCTGCTGTCGAAAAGATTGCCCTGCAAATCTCTTCCCCTGGTGGCACGGTCACCGGCGTCGAGGAACTCGCCAACAAGGTCCGCAACCTGAGCAAGCCGACCCTCGCCTACACGGACTCCGAGATGGCGTCCGCCGCCTATTGGATTGGTTCGGCTGCCGACCGCGTCGTGGCCTCCCCCTCGTCCACCGTGGGCAGCATCGGCGTCTACATGGCTATCCCTGACTACTCCGAAGCCGCCAAGATGCAGGGCATCAAGATGGTCGTCATCAAGTCCGGCAAGTTCAAGGGCGCTGGCATCGAAGGCACGAGCCTCGACGAAGGCCAGATGACCAACCTTCAGGAAGGCGTCGACACGATCCACGCCGAGTTCAAGGAAGCCGTAAACATGAAGCGCAAGATGGTTAAGGCCGAGGCCATGGAAGGCCAGACCTTCTCCGGCAAGCAAGCCGCCGCCCAGGGCTTAGTGACCGGGCTGGCCGACTCTTTCAACGACGCCCTGCGCTCGTTCTAATTCCAACCTTCGCAATATCAAGATGACCATCGAAGAACAGCTCCTCGAAGCCACCGCCGCCATCTCGGGCGTCACCGCCGAGCGCGACGACCTCCGTGCCACCGTCGAGAAACTCACCGTGGGCGCCGCCTCCGAGCTCGAATCCCTCAAGGTCGAAGCCGCGTCGAAGGACGCCAAGCTCGCCGAACTGACCGCCGCCCTCGAAGTGGCCGCCAAGGAAGTCGAAGGCTTCAAGGCGATGGTCGCCTCGCTCGAAGCCAGCAAGGTCAACGCCTCCAAGGAAGCCGCCAAGATCGTGGCCTCCGTCGGCGTCTCCCCGGTCGAAATCAGCCCTGCCGACGCCAAGCCGTCCGCCGAGGCCGTCGACCATCTCGCGGTCTTCATGTCCCTCCCGGTCGGCTCCAAGGAGCGCAACGAATACTTCGCGACCCACAAGCACGCCATCATCAAGGCTGCTCTCTAATTTCCCTCAATCATCATAACCCCCTAATACACAAAATCCTATGGCAAACAGCATTGTTGCGGCGCCCTCGATTCTCGCCGAAGCGGTCATCCAGTCGCTTCGCGGAAAACTCCCGGCCCTCCGCGCCTTCTCCTCCGTCTTCACCGCTGCCGAATCCGGCGCCGGCAAGACCGTTCAGGTCCCCCTGATCGGCACGTCCACCGCCACCGAGTTCTCCACCGGCGGCTACCTCACCCAGGACGACGCGACCATCACCGCCGCCAACGTCACCCTGAAGCACTTCAAGGTTTCGTCCCGCTTCTCGCCCCTCGACGTCAAGTCCTACGGCGCGCAGTTCCTCTCGAACGCCTTCGTCCCGACGGCCTCCAACGCCCTCGCCGAGAAGTGCCTCGCTGAAATCGGCGCCCTCATCACGAACGCCAACTACTCGTCCAACGTGGACACCGGCGCTGCCCTGACCTACGCCGAAGTCGTCACCGCCAAGGGCGTGCTCGACGCCGCCAAGGCCGCCGAGCCCCGCGCGTTCATCCTGAACTCGACCTACGCGAACGGCCTGCTCTCGGACGCCACCATCATCGGTAACACCGTCCTCGGTGCCGGCATCCTGACCTCCGGCCAGATCGGCACCCTCGCTGGCGCCGCTGTCTACCAGTGGTCCAGCCTCCCGACGAACAGCGAAAACCTCGCTGGCTTCGCCTGCGGCGCTGACGCCATCGCCGTCGCCTCGGCCCTCCCGATGTCCGAAATCCCGGGCTTCGAAGTCGCCAACGCTGTCGACGCCGACACCGGCCTCGGCGTCCAGGTCCTCATGGGCCAGGAGCAGAGCGGCTACTACAACGTCACCGCCACGCTGCTCTTCGGTGCCGCTGTCGGTCGCGCGACCTCCCTCCACCGCCTCAAGACCGCCTAATAGCGGCCAAGAGACGACAGACAAGGCCCCCAGCAATGGGGGTCTTTTTTTGTGTCCTACCAAATCGGGCAATTACAGATGAGCCTCTACTCTGAGTTTCTGGCTGACGCGAAGGAGATGATCGCGGACTTCGGCGTGGCCGGGTCGGCCAACTCTGGGGCCATCACCTTCTCCTGCCTCATCTCCGACCCTGCCGTGGCCACGGTGCTCGAATCAGGGGGGTATATGGAGCGGACCCAGTACTCGGTCAGGCTCCCCGCTGTAACGGCCTCCTGGAGCCAGCCAGACGGGTCTATGGGGGCATCGGCTGCCATCATCGCCTCGGGTGCCGTCATCCCGTCCCTGGCCCAGGGCAAGAAGATCGTGGCCGGCGGGAAGACCGTCCGCATCACGACCCAGACCTACAAGCCCGGTTCGGCATGGGTCACCCTCCTCGTCATCGACGATAACCAGTAACCCGCCGTGGTCACGGTATCCGTCGAACCTGCCAGCCGCAACCGCTTCCTCGAGGCGCTGCGCCGCTTTGCAGCTGAGACGGGTCAGACCATGAAGGACGCCGCCCTGGAGCAAGCCGCCCTTGCCTGTCAGGACGCGGCCACGTTCACCCCTCCCCTGCCCAAGGGCGGAGGCCGTGGTTTGTCCAAGGCCGCCCAGACCGCAGGCGACAACGCCGTGGCCGGGGACATCCGTAAACTTTACGTGGCCGCGAACGACCGCAACTCGGCTTCAGCCGCGGCCCTGCTTTCCAATCAGCTGGCCTACGCTACGAAGACCAACGACCGCTCCCTGTTCGATAAGGTCATCGGCAAGGGCACGATGCAGGCGCTCAAGGGCTTGTCCCCGATCATGCGCAAGATTGCCAACGACCAGAACTACGACCGGGCGTTTCAGAAGGCCAAGAACTACTTCAACACGACCAACCCTATCCGCACCGAATACGGTCAGGGCTTTGTCCAGGAGCTGCGTCCCCCGCATAACCGCATCAAGGGCAAGTTCGGCGGGCGCATCGGAAAGAACGTCCGCCCGACCAAGGTCAAGATGCTCGTCGAGAGCAAGGGCGACTTAGATGCCTACATCAAGGAACGGCAGGCCATGGTCGGTTACATCAAGTCTGGATGGGCCTCCGCCCTGCGTTCCCTTCCCAAGCCGATGATTAACGGCGTGCCCAAGGACTTCGGTGTCGACCTTCTCGCCGTAGCCTGGATTAACCGCCATACGGGCTCCAACCTCGGGATGTCCCGCGTGGCCGCCGATCAGAAGAACGTCGAAGTGCTCGTCCGCAACAATCGCGGCAACGTCAACGACATCGCCGTCGACGCCCGCGTCATCCCGCTGGTCACGGCCAACCGCACGAAGCAGATGCTCGCCCGCCTGAAGCACCTCCTCGGGCCTAACTTCCGAAACTTTAACAAATAACATGGGCACCAAATCCATCCGTCACATCGTCGAGTCCACCGTCGCGACCTACCTCTCGACCCAGACTGGCCTGACCACCGTCACGTTCCTGACCGGGGACAGCGCCGCGACCCAGACCCTGCCCAAGGCCATCGTGCTCTGCGAGTCGGCCCGCAACCCCAGCGACCTGCCCGAAGGCGAAGGCAACTATATGTGCTCGGTCCGCATCACCCTTTTCTCCAACGCGGACGACACGACCCTCGCCGACCACCGTGCCCGCTGCGCCGCCCTGTCCGGCAATATGCGTGACCTGACCAGCATCAAGGCGGCCTTCGTGACCAGCACCGACGCGACCTGCTATGACGTCACGATCGGCTCCGAAGACGAGGGCATCGACGAACGCTCCTGGGCCACGGCTTTCTCCTTTGACGTGCTGGTGGTCCTGCCTGCCGCGTAACCTTCCAAACCCCGCAAATACAAATGGCCGCCATCTCTAACGGAACGACCTGCCTCTACGGAGTCGCGGGCACTGTCACCAACCTCTTCGTCCAGAGCTACAGCCTCTCGTCCTCGTTTAACGCCGAGGCCATGGTCGTCGACGAGACAGGCCTGACCAAGACCCACCGCCTGGACGACCGCAAGTCTGAGATTACCATCGAAGGCATCGTTAAGACCACGTCCATCCCTGTGCTTGGCGCCACGCTGTCTTTCACGGTCAACACCCTTTCGGCTTATCCTGCCGGTACGGCCTCCGCCTCCTTCTCCGGCGTCATCACCAAGATTGACGACAAGGGCTCGAACAAGGGCTTCACCTCGGTCTCCGTCACGGCCATCGACTTCGAAGGCATCACCTACGCGTAATTGACTTCCCCGAAAGGGGGCTAGCATCAAGGACGTGGACCGCCGCTTCCTGAATGCTCACATCGACCCGGCACCCTTTCGGCTGCTGGGTCGTTCGCTTTACCCTTGGTGTCTGAAGTACCGGGTCCGCCTGATGGCTTTCGACTCGCCGCTGGTCACTGGCTTTCGCGGCATTAGCCCTGCCGATCTGCTCTTCGCTTGCCAAGTTTGCGCCGAGGAAGAACTAGGCGGGCAAATTGGTTGGGTGGATAAACTGCGGATTCTGTCCCTGACCCGCAACCCTGCCAAGTTTGAGCGACTACTCTCCGCCTTTGCCGGCTATATCCTGGTGCAGGATTGGCCTAAATTCTGGGAGCAGACCAAGACAAAGTCTGGTGGCGGGGACAAGGGGGTGCCTTGGCCGCTGTCCATCGTGGCTAATCTCATCGCGTCTGGCATTCCCGAAAAGCGGGCGTGGGAGATGCCGGAATGTCAGGCCATCTGGCTCAACTCCGCTTTGGCTATCCGCAAGGGGGCTGACGTGGCGATCATGTCGCCCGAGGAGGAAGCCTTCATGGCCGAGGAGGAAGCCAAGGAAAAGGCAGCCGCGTCTGCTTCCAATCCTGCAAAGGAAACCGACCATGGCTGACCAGGAACTAGGCATCAAAGTCAAGACGACCTCCGACGTGCCGGAGGCGATGGGCAAGGCCAAGGCCGCGGTAGGTTCCTTTGATAAACAAGTTCAGGACATCGGAACAAAGTTTAAAAACTCCTTTAAGGACATCTTCCTTGGGTTTACTGCCCCGATGATTATTATTCAGTCGTTAATCAGCGCTATCTCAAGCGCCATTGAAAAGGCAAAGCAGGACGCAAAAGACGGCCTTGATCTAATTGCCAAGGGAGAAACTGCTTTTGCATCAAGTGAAGAAGCCAAGATGGCTCAATTCATTAAGCAAAAGAATGCGACAGAGGAAGAGCAGCGAACAGTTAAGCAAGGCCGAGAACTAATGACAGAAAAGTTCTTTACCGACACTGAGAAGGGACGTTCTGTAATGCAAAAAATCGAAGAAGAAACTGCTGCTAATACGCGAGGCGAAGGAGTTGCCCCAAGTCCAAAACAGCTTGCCATGCAAAAGTTCTACCAGGACATGGCGCTAAAAGAGTTTCTTAATTCAGAAGAAGGTAAAAAATATGCACCTATCTTCGAAGCTGAAAAGAAAGGTGGCGCATTCAAAGGCCCAGAAGGTTTCGGCAACGTCATCGGCGTAGGCCCTAACCCGGTCATGGAGGCCATGGCCGCTACTCTCGAAGAAGCAAAGAAGACCAACGCCCTGCTCGAGAAAATCGCAGGCGACCCGGGTGCGACCTCCTGGATGAACTCTACCCCCTCCCGAGCAGCCATGCTCACGGGCAAATAATTTATGGCTATCGTAAAGAACGGCAACGCCCTCACCACCCCGGTCCAACAGCCAGGGGCTAAGATTTCCGATGACGGCTACGGCCTCTTGACGGCCACCGTAATCTGGAAGGCCGACGCCGCCGCCGCCCTTGGCTCAGTCGTCAACCGCGGTTCGACCTGCCCCATAAACGCCAACTGTTCGGCGCATCGTTACAGCATCGTCTATGACGCGCTGAACATCGCCACCCTGACGGTGGACTATGTCGGCATCGATGGTGGCGTGGCCTACACCGACCCGCAGATCACCGGCTCGCAGGGCCTGACCGCGGAGCATATCACGACTCACCCCAACTTCTTCGAGACGGCCACGGGCTTGGGTTTCACGGGCTCGCCCATCGCAGGCGTCGGCACGGGAAGCGTGGCTACCCCTGCTTATCCCGTCATCACGGGGACATCCAACCCGGTTGAGTACGGAGGCAATAACGGTGCCTCGTTTGAACTCCCGATTGGCCGTACCTTCAAAGGTTTCAAAAAGGCTGAGTTCAAGGACTTCTACGGAAAGACGAACTACCTTGCGCCGCAATGCTCTCTCTCCGGCGTCATCTATACTTCGAGCTCGACCTTCGTGAACAATATGCGGAACGCCGTTGGCAAGACTTCTGGCACCGGCACGTTTGCGTCTCAGCAGCTTGTCCCTGCTTACATGGGCACGGCCTTCACGATCAGCAGCAAGAACCAGCTGCTCCTCGCCCAAGTATCCTTTGAGGACTTTGGCCTGCTGTACAAGGTGCAGTACGAACTGCGTTTCAACCGCGAAGGCTATAACGCTTCGGTCTACGCCCCGGTCTGATGAAACTGCAACCCGGAGTCGGCTACACCTTCGACTCATCGTCGAGCGGCTTCACGCTGGATACCACCGACCCGTTCCCTGGCGTCGGGGCTTTGGCACAGCACCCTTTTCAAGTCATCAACATCGTGCTCGATTCTGGCGCTTGGACTTATCAGGTCGTCCCTGGCACGATGAACAATGAGGTCGCCCAGATTGAGGAGGACTCGGTATGGGTGTACACGAACCGCACGGCTGGCGGTATGCCTAACTGGCCTGTCAGCGTCCTGAACTTTACGGCGACCAAGTCCTACATCTACCTGCGGGCCGGCGTAGATCAGACCAACGATGCTTTCCCTGGGCAGACCGATAACGAAGACGAGTGGCCGCGCATCATCTCCTCGGGGACAGTCCTAACCGACACGGACACCTATGGCTACATCCTGCTGGCCGAGGCCACGGAAGGCTCTGGCCCTGTCTGTAGCGTTGTCCAATATGTCACCGGCTCGCTTTGGGCTGACCGCATCAAGCTCGGTACCCTGACGGCGAAATATTACTACGCCCGCACCTAATGGCCACGGCCCTCAAGACATGGGCTAAGGTGCGTGCGCCTGTCCTCTGCGTAACGGGCACAGGGTCGGGCGTGGGTATCCCGCTGGCAAAGGGTGGCAAGATTAGCACGGCAGGAGTCCCTCCTGCGCCCTCCGTTGTGGCTGATACTAACAATGTGGTCTACGAAGGGCCCATCTTCCTCGGCGATCAGCAGACGATGATGCGGACCGACTTCAACCCTTACACGATTACAGGCACCACAAGTTTCCCTTCACAAGTCCGCACGCCTTACTTCACGGCGGACTGTCCATCCTTCCTTCCGAACCCCGGCAGTTTCGGAGAAAGGCAGGCTTTAGAGTCCGTCCCTGCCCAGACCCTGACCGATGACCAGAAAGGCGAACTGATCGGTGAAGTCGTGACGACGACCACGACCTTCTTTACCATGACCACCGACGCCTTTAACTATGGGCAGACTTACTCCCCTGGCTTTGAAGACATCGTCAGCATCGGCAATCTGACGGAGGTCTGACCCCCCCTTCCAATCGGGGCAAGGTTAGACCCGATGAGCTGTCCTAACACCGTTTCCTTTAAGCGCGGGACTTCATTCGCCGCTTCCTGCACCTATACGCCGTCGGCTGGGGCTCCGGCCAATCTTACCGGGACCACCATCACGTCCAGCATCGTCGACAGCCAATACAATCAATACGACCTCACCGTGACGATCGCGGCGGGCGGCCTTACCTTTACCGCGGTCTACCCTGGCGACTCGTCCTCTTGGGCCCTCGGCCTAGCCAGGTGGGACTTGCGGTTTGAATACGGCGGCACCGTCTTTTACTCGACCACGATGCGAATCGATGTGATCGGCGAAGTCACCCCTTCCTAATATGTCCACCCTTTCCGTCACCCTGACCGGCATCGCGCCTGCGACGCTCACCCTCGAACTCGGCACGCCCGGACCCCAAGGCAGCACGGGGCCGGCGGGCCCGACCGGACCTGCTGGCAGTCAAGGCATCCCAGGCGTGGGCGTTCCTGCCGGCGGCACGGCTGGCCAGTTCCTGACCAAGATTGACGGCACAAACTACAACACGGATTGGACGACGGTCAACCTCGCGGCCTATGCTCCGTTGGCCTCCCCGCTTTTCACGGGCGACCCTCGCGGCCCGACCGCCGCCCTCGGGGATAACGATACCTCTCTGGCGACGACGGCCTTCGTGCAGCAGGAACTCCTGTCGGGCACGGCCAACGCTCGCAACCTCGAGCTGCTCGTCCGTAACCAGTCCGGCTCTACCATCGCGTCGGGCTCCATCGTCTACATCAGCGGCGCCACGGGTAACCTTCCCCTGATCACGCTGGCCCAGGCTAACAACGACACGAACTCTGCCCAGACCATCGGCTTCGTAAAGACGGCCATCGCCAACAATGGCACCGGCTTCGTCATCATCCGCGGCGTCATCGAGAACCTTGACACGTCCGCCCTGACGGAAGGCGTGCAGCTGTACCTGTCCCCGACCACGGCTGGCACCTGGACGATCACCAAGCCGTCCGCCCCCCAGCACATGGTCTATGTCGGCATCTGCGTCCGCTCGCATCCGACCCTCGGGACTATCGTGGTCGCCGTTCAGAATGGCTATGAGCTCCACGAGCTGCACGACGTTGCCATCACCAGCCCGACGAATGGTCAGGTCTTGAAATACGACTCCGCCCAATCGCTTTGGGTCAACGGCACGGACGCCAGCGGCGTTGCATGGGGTGCCATCACCGGCACGCTCACCTCGCAGACCGACCTCAATACGGCGCTCGGCCTGAAGTACGACGCGAGCAACCCCTCGGGCTTCATCACGGCTTCGGCCCTTAGCCCCTATCTCCTGAGCGCCACGGCCAGCGCCACCTACCAGACCCTGGCGGGGATGTCCTCCTACCTGACGACCTCGGCGGCCGCGGCCTCTTACTATCCTTTGACGGGTAACCCCTCGGGCTTCCTCACCTCGGCCCCGGTGACCTCCGTGGCTGGCCGCACGGGAGCCATCACGCTGTCGAACACGGACATCTCTGGACTCGGCACGATGTCCACGGTTAACGACGCCCCCTCGGACGGCTCGACCTACGGACGGAACAACGGCGCATGGGTCGCAGCTGGCGGCGGAAGCACGTTTACTGGCGGCCCGATCACCAGCCCGATTACCTACGTTTCGGGAGACAACAACTCGACCTTTGCTTCGACCGTAATCGACGTAACCAGGACGGCAGCAGGTGGTGGACTTCCTGTCAGAACCACCAACATTGACGGAGATAAGCTTATCGCATATTATCAGTATGACGATTTCGGGGTGACCCGTACCGACTCGGCCTTATATAACTACAAGGGTTTCATCTCATACGGAACAAGCAGCTCGCTTAGTTACACCTTCGACGTCGGCTATACCAACCCAGGCTACATCGCCTATACCGAGACCCTTATGGGTAGCCCCTCGGTATCTTTGACTCTCAACCCCGGGTACATTTCGTTTTATTCCCCTAGTTACGGAAGCGCCGCAACCTTCGGACTTGGCGGCTTGACCTTCAGCGACGGCACGACGCAGACCACCGCGTCCACCGCGACAAACCCTCCTTACACCAACGCCATCTGGTATGGCGGCGCATGGTACTCGGCCAACGTCAACTCCGTGACCGACGGTTACGGCAATTACTACAATGTCCTCACCATCTAAAATCGTCACCCCTGTCGAGGCCGGCAAGGTCGGCGTCTTCTATGACGCTGCCTCCAAGGTCATCAGCCATTACGCCAAGTTCCCCACTAAGGGAAACATCATCACCTCAATCCCTGTCCTGATCGCCGACGACGAAGCCGCCCTTGAAGTCGCCATCGCCGAAGCCCAACTTATCGAACGCAAATGATTACTCATCTCCTCGCCCTCGCCGTCGGTCTGGTCGCCGGCATCCTGATCTCACGGAAGAACCGTGCGAAGCTGGAGTCCGCCGAGTCTAAGGCCCGCTCGCTCCTCGACGCCCTCAAGGGCAAGTAAAGCGTGCGCCTGTTCCTGGTCATCGCCCTCGCGGCCCTGACCGGGTGCAGTCTGCTCCGCAAGTCGCCGACGGACGCGCCCCTGCCTAAGCAGCCGGAAGCCGCCACCGCCGGAGACTCCCTTCGCAAGGTCGGCACCGAGCTCGACGCCCGCGCCGGGAAAGTCGCCGCCGCCGTCAGCGTGGCCCGCGACAACGCCGACAAGCCCGAGGTCGTCCGCGCCGAGACAGGCGTGGCCCTATCGAACCTGCCCGCCCCCTCTCCCGACGATCTGCTCGTCGCCAAGGCCCGCGCCGCCAAGGCCGACCAGAAGGACTACGCCGTCGCCGAGGCCGCCGGGAAGAAAGCCGTCGCCGCCCTGGACGCCGCCCTCGCCAAGGCCAAGGCCGACCAAGCCGAGGCCAAGCGCGTCTCCGACCTGAAGGACGCCCGCATCAAGCAGCTCGAAGAAGAGCTCGACCGCGTCAAGAAGGACAAGGACGCCCAATGGTGGACCATGGCAGGCGTGGCCGTGGCCGTGGCCGGTGCGTTCGCCGCCGCCCTAGTCTCCCCCAAGGTGGGCGCGACCCTCATCCTGTCCGCCGGCGCAATCGGCGCATTCCCGCACGTCGTCGACCTTCCCTGGTTTAAATGGATTGCCGGCGGATTCCTTGCGACGCTCGCAGGCCTTGGCATCTGGGTCGCCTACGACGCCGCCCGCGATCAGGTCCACGAATCCGACCCCAAGCCGCAACCTTCTTCCGACGATGAGCAAGCCCCGCCCCAAATCTGACCCGCCTGCGGTCAAATACGCGGAACCTCATTTCACCTTCCGCATCCTCGGGAAGTGCAAACCCTCCCACGCGCCAGGATGTCGGACGCCCTTCGGCTATTGCTGGAAGGGGTACGGCGACATTCACGTCGATCCAAGGCAACCCGAACATGAGATGATCGACACGGTCGTCCACGAGCTCATTCACGATACATATCCTTTCCTTGACGAAGACGCGGTCGAGGCCGGTGCGACCCGCATCGCCGAAGCCATGTGGCGCCTAGGCTACCGCCGCACGATCCGATGACCATCGAGACCTTCACGACCGTCTGCGTACCGGGCATCGCCTCCCTCGCGTACTTCTCCGCAGGCATCGCCAACCTCTACACCCGCAACTACGCCATGGCCATCATGTGGCTTTGCTACGCCGTGGCCAACGTCGCCCTTCTTTCGACCGTCCTCCGCAAATGAGCGCCCTTCCCCAACCGCCGACCCCCGACGAAATCCCCGTAAACTTCAGGGACGTTGGCTTCGGCATCCTGATCGGTTCGGCCTCATGGCTCGTCCGTTACTTCTGCTCCACCGAAAGGCAGACCCTAGGCTACATCGCCAGGCGCACGGCCACGGCTGGACTGACCTCTCTCCTAGTCGGCCTTGGGACGAAGGGCTACTTCTCCTCCGAGGGTCTGGCCTTCGCCGCGGCAGGCTGCGCTGGCTATGCCTCCCCGGAACTCGTCGACCTTTTGCTGGCCCGTATCAAGGCCATGAAGGGGAAGACAGCCCCTAAGGGGTAAACCCGCCTCCTAGGGCAATCCAGAGGGGTCTATTGACCCTTGACGTGGCGGGCTAGGGAGGCACATTGGAACCCATAATGGCTCCCCCCTCTACCGAAAGGCACGGGGGAGTCGTCCTTTAGTAAACCCCCCGGCCCTGTGCCCCTGGCATGGTTTCTCTCGGGGGGTCTTTTGTTGCCCCTTGACGGGGGCGACCCTAGGGGCAAACTGAACTCAGTCGGGTAGGGGTACGCTGATCATGGCGGGCCTCGACGACCTGAGGGACACGAATTGCCCTGACCCCTTGAGTGGGGTCACAGGGTATTTGCGGAAAGGTGCTTGACGAATGTGGAACAGTCGGGCAAGGATGTTGACGCACCACCAATGAAAGCCCTCATCACCCTGTCCTTCCTCATCATCTTCGGATGGCTCGCCGTCGTCACCTTCTGCGGCCCGGAACTCGCCCGCGCCATCAACGGGCCGGAACCCGTCAAGGCCAAGGCCGTCCGCAGCGCCCGCTAAAGCATACGATCATGACCTGGCGCTGCATTACCACCCTCAAGTCTAACACGATGAAGCACGGCACCCAGTGCCTGTTTCTCTGCCGGAGGTCTAAGTACGTAAAACTCCTAGACGTATTCCGATGGGGCAAGGACATGCTTCACGAGCACGACCTTTGGGCAATCAAGGAGGGCAAAAAGAAACTGTCAGACTTCCTCCCTCGCGTTGAATGGGAAGACATCAACGGCGACACCGACGACCTCCGAGACTTTAGCCACTGGATGCCCCTGCCTAAACCCAAAAAGAAGTAACCCTTTCCCACCACCATGCCCAACGCACACCACCCCTACACCGACCACCTCACCTTCGCTGGTCGGCCTATCCCCCTCAAGCGACCGATGGCCGTCTACGCCGCTAACCGCTTGCAGGCCATCCTCCCGCAGATCGCCGCGCTCAACGCCGCCGGCAAGTCTCAGGCCGATGCCGCCGCCGCCCTCGAGACCACGGTCTGCACCCTGCGGATGTGGCTCGACATCACCGGGACTACCTGGACGAACCTTAAGGTCCGTGGTCCTTACAAGACCCGCCAGAACTGAGTGAAGCCTATTGCGTTTAAAGTCCGTGGGGGGGGGAACTACTCTGGCACGAAAGGCGGAGCTGTGAAGCCTAACGAAAAGGGCGGTGCTGGTTACCTCGGCTACGAGGACAAGACCTTCACCATCGCTACGGCCCCCGACCAATGGATACTCGCACCGATCACCCAAACAATTTCCAACCCAATGAATGAATCCGCACAACCCACACCGGTCGGCAAACCGATTCGTTACCTCTCCGTCTGCTCAGGCATGGAAGCCGCGTCTGTCGCCTGGCATCCCCTCGGCTGGCAGCCTGTCGGCTTCTCCGAAATCGAACCCTTCCCATGCGCTATCCTCAAACACCGTTTCCCCAACATCCCTAACTATGGCTCACTCACAGAATACAAACAATGGCCCCTCGAACCCGGTTCAATCGACCTTCTGGTCGGAGGAACTCCTTGCCAGTCCTTCTCCGTCGCAGGACTCCGCAAAGGACTTGCCGACCCTAGGGGAAACCTGTGCCTCACCTTTCTTGCTTTGGCTGACAAGCTCAAGCCCCGATATATCCTGTGGGAGAACGTCCCAGGCTGCCTGTCGTCAGGTCAACCTAAAGGATCTGACTTCGGATGCTTCCTTCAAGGGCTGGTCGAACTCGGGTATGGGTTCGCCTACCGAGTGCTGGACGCTCAACACTTCGGAGTCCCCCAGCGTCGTCGTCGAGTCTTCGTTGTCGCGTGTCTTGGAGACTGGCGAGCTGCCGCCGAGGTTCTATCTCTCCGCGAAGGCTTGCGCGGGTATCTTGAGACGGGCAACAAAAAGAGGAAAGCAACTGCCTCCGATGCTGGAGCAAGCGCTCAGGCAAGCCGCATCAACTGCCAGCCCGACGGCATCTCAGGAGCCGTGACCTCCAAGTGGAGCAAGGGCAGCGGTGGCCCTGCCGGCGACGAGCACTATAATATGATTACGCAACCCGTCTCTCATTGGGAGGGCGGGGACGTGCATCCTACGCTTAACCAAGCCCACAACATCGGATCACCGGGATACAGCAATCAAGAGTTGTTCAGCCAGAAGGGTGCCGGCCTTGTACCTACGCCCTTCCGCAAATCCAAGCGAGCCTGCTCCACGACCGACAACGAGACTTGGGTTCCCGCCGACGCCAGCAACACGCTGAATAACTTCGACCTTGGCGACACCCGTACGACCCATGCCGTCGTGCAGCCGAGTGTGTATGAGAACCACGCTCAAGACTCCCGCGTCACTGGCCCTCTTGAGGTAGCCCCTACTGTCGCCGCTAAGTTCGGAACAGGCGGAGGCAACGTCCCTCTCGTCGGAGCCATGGCCGTCCGTCGCCTCACGCCGGTCGAGACCGAGCGGCTCCAGGGCTTCCCCGATAACTGGTCGCGCATCAGCTGGAAGGGAAAGCCCGAGACCGAATGCCCCGACGGCCCACGATACAAGGCTTGCGGCAACAGTATGGCTGTCCCGGTCATGCGCTGGATCGGCGGACGCATCGCCGCCGTTGACTCTACCCTCTCCTCCAATGCCTGACCCATCCCACCGCCCCTACCAACCCATGACCATCATCCGACCCGACTCCCTCCCCCGCCTCTGGTGGCTGTTCCCCTGGAGCGTCGCCCGTCAGCTGCACAAGAACGCCGTGGCCCTCAAGGCCTTCTCCGACCGCCTCGACCAAGCCGTGATCATGCAATCGCATATCATCGTCGACCAGTCCGAGGAGATTGCGAACCTCCGGCAACATATCCGCATCCTCGACGACTCCATCATCCGCGGCAAGGCCATCACCCCGGACGCTCACCCCCATGAGTAGTTTCAAACACCTCGACGGCATGGTCGCCCTGCTGTCCGAGATTTACGAGATTAACGAGCGCGTGATGTGCGGGGACATCTGCTCCGCGAAGGCCGCCATCGCCTCGACCAAGATGAAGAAGCTGCTGAACCACTATCACGAAGCCCTGCACGAGGACGGGGCCAGCAAGGTATCGCTCCAGGCTTACGTCGCCGCCGGCGGCTGGGTCGGCATAACCTACTCCTACGAGGTCGACGGCTTTGAGGTCGCCGGATCACAAGTCCCCCGCCGCGCATGAGCGAACCGAAGCGATATATGTCGGATGTCTGCAACCTTGGACCGAAAGGCTATTCTTGCCTGCTGATACAACACAAAGAAGGAGAGTTTGTCCGTTACGAGGACTACGCCCGCCTCAAGGCCGAGGTCGAGCGGCTGACCAAGGCCGGGGATAACCTTGTCTATGTGGTCACCGAACACCCAGTCGCTGAACCATTCGTAAAGGCTTGGTTCGCCGCCAAGGAGGGCAAGCAGTCGTGAGCGCCGAATGGTTCATCATCGGTGCGGCTGGTGGAGCATTGCTCTATGCCGTTTGGTCTTACCTTTCCTGCTTTGAGTGGACTGAACGCCGATGCCGGAAGGGTAAGCCTTGCGGATGCTACACCTTTTCCAATGTGGGAGGAAGGTATCGCATTTGCGAAGACAAACCCGCCAAGGAGGGCAAGCCCCGTGCATAAGCCCATGCGCGCCTTCTCCATCGTCGCCCTGCTGCTCCTCGGCTTCAACGCCGCCGCCGCAGCTGAGGCCACCCTGCTCGAGTGCATCGCCGTCGTCGAGTCCGGCCAGAACCGCAAGGCCGTCGGCAAGGCCGGTGAACGCGGAATGTATCAGGTAGGCCGTCAGGCTTGGGACGACGCCAACGAGCGCCTGAAGCGGGAAGGCCACCATCATTTCCAGTGGTCGAAGTGGCGGGACGCGACCGCCCAGGACATGATCGCGGCCGCCCACCTCCGCACGATCCGCGAGAACTTCAAGCGCATCGGCATCCCTACGCCGACCCCTGAAGAACTCGCCCTGGTCTGGAACGTCGGATGGTCAGGCGCCGTCGAACGAAAGTTCCGGCCGAACGACTACGCCGAACGCGTGGGCAACCTTTTCCGCTTGTCCCAGCGTGGCAAGTGACAAGGGTCTTGCCCATGCATCTCACCGTGGCGATTGACCCAGGCGTACAAGGAGGCATCTGCTGGGCATTGGACGGCGACCCCGTCGAGACCGCCAAGATGCCCGGCTCTGATGTCGAGGTCTGCCAACTCCTCGCGGATCTCAGCTGCAAGGCCAAGGACGTCAGCCTTTACCTTGAGGAGCCGCCGCTGTTCGCCGGCAAGAACATCCCCGGCTCCGCCATCGGCAAACTGATGTGGAACACCGGCGTCCTCTACGGCGCCGCCGTCGCCATGGGATGGAAGATTCACCGCATCCGTCCCGCCGTCTGGCAGAAGACCCACACCTGCGGCACGAAGGGCGATCTGACCACGACCCAGTGGAAGAACAAGCTGAAGGCCCGGGCCTGCGAACTGTTCCCCACCGTCGACGTCACCCTATGGAACGCCGACGCCCTCCTCATCTTCGACTCAGCCAAGCGCGGCGCCATCAACTAACCCATTTACGCAACGTAGAGCTGAAGATACGAAGCACCGGGTCGTTAACCCGATATCACACTACGCCCGCGGCGATGTGATTTAAAGCAGGTGAAAGTCCTGCACGTTGCACCACTCTCCCAACCTCAATGAACAAAGACCCGAAACTCCCCGCCGACTACCGCATCATCGCGGACTCGTCATACATCGTTTTACCCGATCAGAAGGTCGCCCGACTCCTGACCCCGACCGTCCGTGGCGGCGTGACCTACTACAACCTCTTCGTCCCTGGCTACACGCGGATGTCCCTCGCCGACATCGAGGCCACCATCAAGGCCGGTGAAGTCGCCAAGGCCGCCAACGAGCCGAACAAATAATCTCCCACCATGACCACGCCCAAGACCCCCCAAACCGCCACTGGCTCCCTCGTCGCCGCGCTCGCAGAGCTCGACAACGTCAAGGCCAACAAAATCAACCCCGCCTTCAAGGCCAAGTACGTCTCCCTCGACGCGCTGCTCGACGCCATCAAGCCGGTGCTGCTCGACCACGACCTCGCCCTGATCCAGACGCTCGTCAGCGAGGACGGCAAGGTCGGCGTGTCCACCGCCTTCCTCCACGCGTCCGGCGAGCGCTTCGACTTCGGCAAGCTGATGGTGAAGGCCGATGGCCTGACCGCCCAGCAGATCGGCGGAGCCATCACCTACATCCGCCGCCAGTCCATCCAGACCGCCTGCGGCATCTCGGTCGACCTCGACGATGACGGCGCCGTGGCCTCTGGCTTCCGTCCTACGGCTGTTTCGGCTGCCACCCCTGCCACCCCTCGCCCCCTCACCCGATGAGCCAGCCTATCGACCCTTTCGACCCTGTCAGCATGGCCATGTGTTCCCTGCACCAGGGCAACCTCAACGCGGCCAAGGACGCCAAGGAGAAAAACCTCGTCTACGCGGGGAACGAACTCGCCCGCGTCATGGATGACCTCCTTGGGTCCGACATGATTACCTGCCAGATTTCCCGCGCCGTTATGACCGCCACCGTCGCCAAGTGGAACCGCGCTAAAGGCAGTCAAGAATGAGCACCCTGCCCAAGGGCATCGAGAAGATTGCGGCCACCGTGCCGAAGCAGTACGCCCTGCTCCTCTTCCTCGACGGCTTCCCCTACGTCGAGTTCACGACCCGCAAGGCCGCCGACTTCATGACCGACCTCAACGCGTGGAAGCGCAAGACCTACCCGTCCTTCGCCCGATCTGATGTCCGCTTCTTCACGCTTGCTCCGAATGGAGAAATAAAGGAACTTGCTTTCAACCGATGACCAACCGCGACAACATCAAGCGCTTAGTGGAGAACATCACCGGCTCCCTCGCCACCGTCCAGCACATCGCCGGACGCTACGAACAGCACGACGCCGACATCATCACCGTGTCGGACCTCAACCGCTCCGCCATCACCGAGCTACAGGTCTTCGCCGATCACATCGAACTCGCCGACGAAGCCGCCGCCGTCAAGCCCCTGCATGACCGCGTCCATGTCCTGGTCGTCCAGCTGCGCGTCCTGCGGAACACCCTTGAGCAGATGGAGAACGCCGCCGAGAAGGCCATCGAGGATGTCCGCCGCATCTCCGCCTCCGTCGAAGAAGCCAGCCCCGAAGATGACAGCCTGTGAACTGTGCAAGGGGGCCTGCTGTGAAAGCATCGTCCTGCCTATCAACGCATCGCCGACCACGACTGAGTTCTACTCCGCCCGCGGCGAGGTCTTCATGATCGGCGGAAGCACTTACGCCGAAGTCCCTGCCCGATGCCCGCACCTGTCCGGCTCAGGCAAGTGCAAGACCTACTCCAACCGCCCGGTCGCCTGCTCCCGTTTCACCGTGGGCTCGACCATGTGCCTGACGGCCATCGAACGCCGCCGGCCCGCCCAGGCTAAGGCCATCATGGCCTTGCTCTAATTTCCCACCAACCCAGAACACCAAACCGAACACCAATGCCCGACCTCATCACCGAACGCGTCATCTATGACGGCATCCAAGCGCTCAACCAATCCGGCGCCAAGGAACTCCTCAAGTCCCCCGCCCACTACCAGGCGTATCTCGCCCGCACCCGCGAGGAGTCCAAGGCTCTCCGGGTCGGCACCGCCGTCCACAAGCTCGCCCTCGAAGGGCTGGACGCTTACAACGCCACCCACGCCATCGCCCCCGAAGTGGATAAGCGCACGAAGGAAGGCAAGC